CCCGAGATTTATATGCAGGAAATCATTGAGCTGCTGTACCCCAATACCGTCATCTTTTCACTTGGTGCTCGCAAAGTGCCAATGTCTAACGGCAACCTCAACATACCCAAGATGACCAGCGGGGCACGCGCCACATGGGGCGGCGAACAGCGCAAAATCGCCAAGACGCAGCCCAAATTCGGAAATATCCGTTTATCGGCCAAAAGGCTTGAAGCTATTGTGCCTCAAACACGCGAATTGTTGATGAGCACCGATTACAGCGCTGACGCCATCTTTGCACAGGATTTGACGCGCAGGATGCAGCTCGGCTTGGATTACGGCGCCCTCTACGGAGAAGGCGGAGAGTTTCAGCCTCTGGGGCTGGTCAACACTGCCGGCATACTGGTTATCGATGCGGCCACAGTTACTAACACCAACCTCGTAACCACTGGTGGCGCTATTACGGCTGACTTTCCAGTTTTCGTACGCAGTTCCGTGCTGGCCAAGAATGTGGATGACAGGGCTATGGGGTGGACCTTCAACTCCATGATGGAAGGCTTTTTGATGAACCTCAAAACTACCACCGGCGCTTACATCTACCGCGATGAGATGAACGGCGGCAAGCTGCTGGGATTCCCGTATAAGGTGAGCAACCAGATCGGTACCGTTGCCAATAAAACCGAAATCATCTTTGGCAACTGGGCTGACTTGCTGGTGGGCGAACAGCTTGGGCTTGAGACCTATACCGCTTTTGAGGCTTCGTGGCTGGATGAGAGCGGGGTTCAGCGCAATGCCTTTGAAGAGAACCTTGTGGCGACCCGTGCGCTTATGTACGTTGACATCGCTGCCAGACACGCTGAGTCCTTCGCTCACATCAAAAATTGCGCCATCGCTTAGATTAAAAATAAGGAGAAATACCATGAAAAGAGCATTACCGGGAAACGTTAAGGTTTTCACAGACACACTCTCACAGGGGGTTATTGACCGCGAGGGTTTTCTTAGCGCTGTTGTCGGCGGCACAGTTGATACGGCCGGGGACGTCACCATCGTTGTAAAAGATTGTGATACGGAAAACGGGACATTTGCCGATGTTACCGACGATTGGCTGTTTATCGGCGGCGGAAGCGGCACTGTAACGGCTGCGGCAGATGAGCTGGTTAACGTGGATGTTGACCTTGTCGGCTGCAAGAGATACGTCAAGTTCGTCACCACTTTTGACGAGGTGGCTGTGGTTCTGGGTGACGCAGCCATCCAGCCGGTTTAGAGGAGTGCATTATGGCTAGAGTTTACAAAGTCGCAGGCCCAACAAGCAACAAGAAGGCCGAGCCGGTGGTTGAAGTCAAAGCTAAAACCACCAAGAAAACACCTGAAGACCCGGACAAACCGGTCAAGACTCCGGAGAAATAACGAGAAAGGAGGCAGAATACCATGGCTACCATGCTTGCTTCTAACGCGCTCACTACGCTTGAGGCTATGAAAGCTATGCTCGGCATTGCACCAGAAGATACCGCCAACGATGAAATTATCATCAACCTCATCAACGGCGTATCTGGATGGATTGAGCGCATGACCGGACGCAACCTATCTAAGCAGACTTACACGCAGTGGTACGATGCCTCCGGCTCTCAAACACTGGTGTTACTCCAGTGGCCGATTGTGTCTATTGACTACATCAAAGAGGATAAGTCCGAAATTGACCCCCAGACTTATGACTTCGGGCAAAGCGGCAAAATCGGAGTGGTATACCGCGACATGGGATGGCCGATACGCACCTATGTTGGCGGGTTGTCTTACGATATGATGGCTTACAGACGCCTCATTGAAGTGCAATACACGGCCGGATACGTACTGCCCAAAGACGCCAATCCGCCTGATGAGCCCTGCACGCTGCCATATGATTTGCAGAAGATTGTGTGGGATGCGGTAATGCAGGAGTTCTCCATCATGCAGAGCGGCGCTATGGGGCTATCCGCTTTTAGCCTATCCGATGTGTCATGGACTTTTGATAAGAGTCCGCGTCCTGAGTGGCTGGCTACCATCGGGCTCTATACGAGGCTGTAGCTGTGGGCAGAAGTGTGCATCAAGACCTGCCGCGCATAAAAGACGATATGGAAGCCCTCGGCAAGAAGCATATCCTTGTCGGCATACTTGGTGAGGCTGATAGCGAAATCCAGATGATAGCGCAAGTGCATGAATACGGCTGCACTATCACTGTCAGCCCTAAAATGCGGGCTTATCTGCACTACACGGGGCTACACCTTAAGCAGACTACCGGCACGCTCAACATACCTGAGAGGAGCTTTATACGTGCCAGCTTTGAAAGCAAGCAACCTGAAATCAGGGCGATCATCAATGCTGCTGTTTTCAAGATGTTTGCTTGTGAGATAAGCGCTGACGAGGCGGCAGAACGCATCGGGGCACAACTGGCGCAACTGGTGCAAAACTTCATCCGAGGCGGAGAGGTGAAGCCTCCGATATCGCAGTACACCAAAGAACACCGAACTTCCACGACCGATACGCCGCTGTTCGATACCGGCACTCACATTGTAGACCATATCACTTATGCCATTGAGGAGGTATGACACGATGCCAACCAATTTTGCCAAGCCCAGCATACCTATGGGACTGATGCACACTATGGAGCGCATTATCAGGTTGTCATTCTTTGAGGCTGAAGACGGCGGGCAATACCGCCCTGTCGGTGTCGTCAGAGAGACTTTCAAGGGCGTGGTGATGCCTATGTCCAATAAGGATCTGCAATACCTGCCGGAAGGGACGTATGTCAAGAATACGCAGAAACTCTACACCAACGGGGAGACAGTCGAGGTCGGGTCGCAGTTCACGGATACTCACGATGGGGCCACTTATACCGTCATACAGGAGCTGACTCACGGCCCGATTCATCCCATGAAGAGGTACATGGTGGAGAAGCGGGATAAGGCGGCGACAAGATGACCTTCCTAGAAATACGCAATGCACTTGTGAGCCACTTGTCCCGCTATATGGGACTGAAGATAGTACTGGCTGACCAGATACATCCGATTAAGCAGTTCCCATACTGTTTTTACAGTGTTATCACACCGTACGCACCAATCGGAGAAATGGGGGATTACTCTGTTACGCCGAACGCTAACGATGTAGGCGTTACTTCCACTCGCCGAGAGATGCCACACGCCACCTTTTCGTTCACCTTCGTAAGCCAGAGCCGCTACGTTGATGTTGGCACGTATGTTTATGGGGAAGATGAAGCGCAGCAGATGGCAGAGCGGGCACAGGGATACTTTTTACACACAGGTTACAACGAATTATCCAGACTGGGGATAGTCGTTGTGGAAATACGCAATGTCACCAACCGAACCACACTCGTACTAGACGAGGATGTACGGCGCTACGGCTTTGACGTCCGCATGCGCTACACCCGCACGGATGAGCGCATAGACAGCACAGTCGGTAGCGTATCACTAAAGAGAAAGGAGAAATAAATGCCAAAAGATGTTGTAGTCGTCGTTAATATCGACGCTAAACCCAAAGCGGCGGAAGCCCTCGATATACTGCTCATCTCCACTGCCGGTGTGAAGCCTATGGCGACATACCGCAGCCTGGATGAGATAAAAGCCGTGTATGACGGGGATAGGATATACCGCAAAGCCGCCGCACTTTTTAACCAAGGTAAAACCACATTGGCCGACAGCCTTATACGCAAGGTGAAAATGGTTGGCTTTGAGGCCCCCGCCACACCGGAAGCCCTTATAACCGATATAGAAGCCTTGCAGGAAACGGATAACGATTGGTATGTCTTCTTGACCGACCAGGACGGTGATGACTATGTAAAGGCACTGGCGCAGTGGGCCGAGGAGAGCGAACCGTTGGAGGCCGAACTCGGTGCCGGTATTGAAGACCATCGCAAATTCTACTTCGGACAAACAGATAATCTCGCACTCAGCGGAGGGTATCGCCGCACGGCATTGCTCTATGTTGACACCGCCAACCTCACTGAAGAAGCGGATGCGGCTTATGTGGGCAATGTCGGCCCGTTCTTTCCCACCAGCGTCACTTGGAAGTTCAAGAGGCCTCAGGGTATCAGCTTATCAGACTTGGCTGACTCACAGAGGGAAGCGCTTGAAGACAGCCATATCAACTTTTTGACCGAAGAGTACAAGAAGCAGTACATCAAAAACGGTGTCTGCTGGGATGGGGAGTTCATCGATGTCCAGATGGGAGCCGACTATATCGCTTACGACATGCGAGAGCGGCTGTACAAGGTGTTTTTGAGCAACGCCAAAGTGCCTTACACCGATGAGGGCTTTACACTGGTGGCCAGCGCTGTCTTTGGGGCGCTTAATCGAGCCGTCAATCTCGGTATCGTTGCCAGAAACCCTGAAAGCAACATCGGCGAGTATAAGGTCAGAGTTCCCAAGAGGGCAGAAGCCACTGATGAGCAAGCCGCAGGACGTAAAATGCCCGACATCGTTTGGGAAGCTCAGCTTGAGGGCGCAGTCCACAGCGTCAAAGTAGTGGGGCGGCTCATCGCCACGCTGAGCGCATAAGGAGAGAAGAGTATGGATATTACAAGTTACGACCCCAAGAAAGTTACCATTGTTGTCGGTGGGAGGGCTCTCACCGGATGCGCTACTGACGGCATGGTAACGGCAACCCACAATGAAGAGCGGGCTACGACAGCTGTCGGCGCGCAGGGCGATATAGCCTACAGCGAGAACGCCAATAACTCGGGCACTGTCACTGTGTCGCTCATGTCTACCTCATCTTCACTGGGGTACCTGAGGGATTTGTGTGCCCGCAGAACTGAATTCCCTCTGAACATAGCGGATGCCAACGACGCTGACTCCATCCATATCAGCGAAGAGAGATGCCGCATACTGAAGTTTCCGGACTTATCCCGTGCCAAAGAGCAGGCTACTGTCACCATCGATATCTTTGTGCCTGACTTGAACTACAGGTAGTAATGATATGGCTAAACAACCGAAAGAAGTGACCATCAACGGTATCAAATTCAAACTGCAACCTGTGAAGCCGACTTGGTACTGGGAATTGACGGAAAGGTGCAAATTAACGGGCGAAAACAGCAAAACCACCAAGTTTATGGATGAGCTTTTCAAAAATGTTGTTGTTGAGCCCGTAGGTGTAAGAAATGACGGCTTGGCATACTTTGATGCCGAAGACGACATTCAGACACCAGGGGAGTTACTATCAGAAATCATATCCTTTCTT